TATATTTCAACATCATGACCTTTCATAGTAATGTTGTGTTTGTTGTTCCAACCCACTTTAATCGCATCAAAAAGGGTTTGAGCATCTTCTGCTGACATATCTAACTTTTTATAATCTGTAACAACATGCAAGTCTATATCTGAATAGTTTGTCCAATTATAATTAGTAGCACTGCCAATGATAACAATGTCATCTACCTCTATAGATATGTTGTTGCTTTCTTTAAGTTCTTTTACAAAATCTTGCGCAACTTTTAATAATCCATTTCGCACTTCATTGTTTAGCTTTGCTCCATCTTCATTTACAACCCAAAGTTTTGGGCAAAGTGTATTATGATATAATGGATAACTTTTCATATTTATTCTGGCAAGAATTTCTTTAGTTGAGATATAGAACTAGCTGCACCTGTATGCAATATAGCAACGCGATGTAATGCAGTATTATCCCAAGCATCAATATTTTTTTGCATATCATCAACAAGCACATGAGTAACACGACCTGGTATATCTAAGATATATTCTGGTTTTCTTGGACCAGAGCGAGCAATAATCACTTTTACATTTGGATCAATATGCTTACGAATCCAAGCAGTCTTTTGTTCTGTGATAGTAGTGCCTTGACCAGCACTCAAAATAACAGGAGCTGGATTTTTGAAATTGTCTCTGATAAAATCCCAAAGAATTCTAGCATCTGGATTTGGTTCAAGATTAATCCAAAAGTTTGGAACAGCGTTAATAAGTTGCCAGAACCTCTTTTGACCAGCTTTCTTGTCACCTTTAAATTCTGGAAGATCATAAATTTCTTCTGGTAATAGACCACCGGAAATTTCTTTGAATCCTTTATCCATATTTACGAGGACTCCATCCATGTCCACGTAGCACTGTATTTTTAATGGAGATTTTTCGGTATAATCCGCCATTGTCTCTTTTAGCAAATCTTTTAATAATATGTTCATGTTTGTTTATTTAAAATTAGTTTTTTGTTTATTATATCGCAATCCGTGGTCAATCTCCAAAAAAATCCTCCCGATTTCCATTTTTTATTAACAGTCGCACATCCGGATATGTTTCCATGGCTAAGATTTAATTTTTTTGCAGCATCTCTTGCAGATTTCCATTCTGCTACAATATTACCATCGGAGTCAATTTGATAAATAGGTTTTGAGGTCTTTATACCACCAAGATTTAATCTTTTTAAATTTTGCTTGTGTTTGTCCGTATGCAAATATACATACGTTTTATCGCGAGCAACTTTTTTATCGGATATAATTTTTTTAGAATCATCTCGATGCGATTTTTCAAACATTGGATTCTTATCACCAAGCATACGTTCGCGTCTAAGTTTTTTTTCATTTTCGGTATAAACTAATCCAGAAGTACCTTCACCACCATCCGTCAAATTACACAACGGTCCAAGCCCCAAATCAGCTCTTCCTATTTTTAATATTTGTTTTTTTTCTTCTTTTAATATCAAATGTTCATCCAAATTTTCTAAAATTTTATTGTATACGATTGAACCGCCGCCATCCAATATTTTTTTTATTTTATAATAGAGGTGCTTGTTTATTAATTTTTTTCCACGTTTTACCAAGTTTTCGTGATTAAACATTCTATTTCCATGACCCTTACCAATATAAAAAGGAATTCCATCCATTGAATTGGTGAGCACATAAACATAAAAAATTTTATTTGTCTTTTTTCTCATTTTAATTTTATAGTAAATTTGCTTTTTCCGTCGTCGTTTATAATTTCATATTTGTTGATATCCACAAATTTATTGACTATTGATTTATATAGACGATATCTTGGTTTGTCAATTGCTGGAAAATCAAGTTCCCCGCTTGGCATTTCTTTAAAGAAATAAGGAAGAACGTCGTCTATTAAAATCTTTACATATGTGTTTAATACTTGTTTATCGTATTGATATACATTGTCATTAAAATACAAGTTTGGCTTATCGTATATTACTTGGTTTTTATCAAAGAATCCTAATTTTATTTCAAATCTATTTTTTGCACCAAGGTTGATACGAATAAAATGTTTAACGCCGCTGTCTCCAATAAATTCCCAATAAGAATTTCCATTCTTTTTTGCATCATATGATTGCGATGGGTCTATTCCATATACTTCATAAATCAATTCATGTGTTTCCATGTCTATAGTTTCAGCAAATGTAGCCGATTTATATAAAGGATCAGAAAGCAATGATTCTAATGAAATTTGCATATAATTATAAATATATCACAGTTTGGGATTAGTCCATATATATTTCAAGTTCCCGCAATCCCAAATGCGATCAAATCCATTGTTTTTCATATTTTCCCATTCTGTGATAGATGCGTCAAATATAGGCAGTTTCTTGTGCAATACGCCTTTTTGAAACCCAAATCTATGAACTAATTTATATGGATCGGACATGTTAAAATACCAATAATTTGGAGAAGTTATACCCACAAATGAAAATCCAATTTTTTCATAAAAAGCCCGCATTCCTGAGTATCTTATATCCGCGAACGTTGTTATTTTTTTTGGTTTATAGTTTTCTATAAAATAAGTTAGTAATTTTCCACCAATACCAATAACAGGTGTTTCACCTACCGCAAAACGATACATTTCATATTCATCTTGCTTTGAGTGTTTTGTACCTAATGCAACTCTGCCTTTTCCAAAAGTCATAACTGCAACAAGTGTGTTTTCAAAAAAAGCACCCAATTTTACTGTTGAACGATCTGTTCCTTGTATATGATATGTTTGTAAGAACTTCGAGCAAACATCAGATTCTATTTCTAAAATTTTACATTTTCTAGCAAAAATAGATTTATTGATTGTACTGTGCGATTCGCTAATTATTTTATTAGATCCGATAAGATTAAGTATTTTACGTTTTACGATATTTTTTGATACTGCCCATTCATTTTCAAATATATGAATTAGTTTTACACCTTTATCTGCGGCCATTTTTGTTTTGTGTATATGATACTTTTTTTCTTTTTCACCAAAAAATTCACTATGCCACACGATTCCATCAAATTCAATAGCTACATTTTTGCTTGGAATATAAAAGTCTAATTCAAGCGGTGATATAAGCTGACGATCATTTTGCTTAATCTCACAGTCGATTGGAAGATGTTCTTTTAAAAATTCTAATATTTCCAACTCCGGACGAGATCTTACTGACGGATAGCATCGCTGGCATTTTGGAACTTTACCATCTTCAAGCACTGCATCAAAACAAACATCACACGACGTGCATTTAAATTTATAAAATAACTGCTCATCATTTATTCCCCGTGTACCTGTGTATTCTTCACGTGTAAATAATGGAACTGCTTGACCATCCAATCTGCTACCAGATACAATTGAATAATAAAATTTGTCAATATTGGTGGATGAAATTTGAGCAGCAACATTTTTATTTTGAGACACATGTTCTACTCCATACTTTTCGCGTATAGTTTGTTTTGCTGCCGCTGATTGATATCCCAATGTTCCATTTTGCAATCTTTCCATTATGCTTTTGATTGCAAAATCGCTTGTCATCTGTTCACCAAAGTGAGCAAATTTAGTGTCATTTGATTTTTTAACAAACTCTTCTAGCTTTGAAATATTTTCCACTCCATATTTTTCTAACAATGTAGATTTAAGTTTTTCTAGATTGTTATAATTTTTATTACCATACTTTTCTAGTTTTGTTTGAGAAGCTTTTTCTGGATTAACAAAATTTTCATCTCCATACTTTGCTTTTTTTGTTGCTTTTAATTTTAACGCAAAACCTGGAATTTGACTTGAATGAGATACGCCATATTTTTCTTTTATAGTTTTCTTTAAACTAGATTGTACTTTAGATTTAAATTCTGGAAGGTTTGTATACTCATTCTGACATGCGGTCGAACATGTAACTCTGTTGTGTCGTTTATCCGTTTCAAACAACTCGCGACAAATAGGACAAGATTTAATAATGGGCGCTATAATTTTTTTTGAGTTCAAACATTTATATGAACATGTTTTTCTGTATCCTTTATAATAACTATTAAATATTGTTGGGCCGTTGCATACTTCACATATACCTGTACCCGTTCCATTTATATGCTGATACATTTTTTCACCAAATGTGCTGCCTTGGTATATAGAATTTATTTCATTATATACACTTGGGTATAGTCGTTTTAATTGAACACCAAAATTCTCTCTGTTATTTTTTATAAAATGTAACAATTCTTCTTTATTCATATGGATAAATATAAGAGACCCCCACAAAAACGCAAGACGTTTTTTCTTATGGGTACAAAAAAGAACCCACCAATTTCTCGGTGGGTTCTGTAGAGGAGGATTTTATCTATTACGCGGTTGGGAACGAAGCACCCGTTGGCATGACGTTAAAATCGAGTACGATGAATTCCGCCGTGCGAGTTGGTTGAATATAGATTTGACCGTACAAGATGCCACGATCAACTAGATCCGGAGTATTGTTGGTTTCATCCATAACAACTTTGAACGAGTAGATACCGCTGCGTTGTTGTACGCTCTCCAAGTATGGATTAACGATGTTCAAGAAACGTTGGCGAGTTGTTGACACATTCTGCTCAAACACTAGGAATCTTGAAGAAGAAGCAATGAACTTCTTTAGAGCAATCAGCAAGCGACGAACGTTAATACGATCCAATGCGGAAGGATTACGTTGTAGTGTCTTTTGACCCCATGCTACTACACCTTGACCTGGGAAAGCAGCGATTGGGTTGATATGGTTTTCATATAGACTATCACGTTCGGTGTGTGTTAAGCGGTCGGCGACTTGTACTGCGGTTGGAATGCCACCACGGTTTAGACCGGCTGGAGCAAACCATTCTGCGGATACTTTGTCGTTAGCAGCAAACACACTCATCATCACAACGGATGGTGGAACTGGCATAATCTTGTTGCTGTTTGTTTCTTGAATCTTGACCCATGGGTAATAGGTAGCAGCATAGTTTGTGTCAAACTGAGCAGCTAGATCAATTACGGTTTGGATACTTTCAGCACCAGCCATTTGGTTGTGAGCAATGTCCATAATATAGAAAGCATCGCCACGATTTTCACAAACTTCGATTACTAGCGATGCAACATATGGATGATCGTTGTAATTGATGCCAGGAACTGTGATTAGATTAAAGTCAAACTCATCAGCGTTACTTAAAGCAGCCAAGGATTGCTTGTATGCATAAGAACCATTTGATTTGTTTGTGGAGCAATCTAGACCTTGTTGATTGGTTGGCAAGATTTCATTGCCGATTAGGATTGGAAGAGACGGACTTTGACCATCAAATCCACCTTGGAAGCCAAGAACAAAGCGACGTTTCTTAACGTTGATGCTTTCATCATTTAGAACATAAGCTGCGGTGATTCCGCAATCTGTTTCTAGACTGAATGCTTTGTTTGATGCTGCACTTGAGCCAAGTGGGATTGGAGCAAAGTATTGCTTGTTGTCTAACTCTGGACCAACGGACGAACCATTTGGATATAGAGCGGCCAAATCAGCGTCGGCTTGTGACGGAGCTGGTTGGAATACAACACCAGAGCAGTAACGGCCTGGTTGCATCAAGTAAGCAGATGCACTTGTGTATTGCATTGCTGGTAGTTTAGCAAGACGAGCATAGTCGCCACCGATTGGTGAGGCATATGGTCCAAATCCGAATGGAATTGAATCTGCTGGCCATGGAGATGCTGCCATCTCAACACGAATGCGCTTGCTCTTGTTTACGAAATCACCAAACTCAACGATCTTGCCGTTGAAGTCAATATAGTTATAAACATCGCCGATACGACGAGCAACATAGTTGCTGCTGTTTACATCTAGATTTACGTTGTCGTAGCGTTCTAGAACTAGTGCTCTTGCGTCTGTGTCCGCGTAATCTCTTACAACTAGTGAGAACGAGCCGTAACTTGTACCAGGAATTGAACCAGCGGATTTAACATTGCTGATTTCAATCTTGTACATCTTGTTGGCAGCTGTGCCGTCAGACAAGGTATGAACCTTGAACAAGTCATATGCA